TGAACTCCAACTGCCCCGGACCCTGGGCGTAGTGCTGCGGGCCCACCGTCGTCATCTGCACGCCGCTCTGGTCGGGGCCCGTCTGCGTGCGCGTCGCGAAGGTTTTGTTGCCCTGCATCTGCACGGCGTTGCCGTGCGCGATCATCTGGACCTCGTACTTCATCGCTTCGAGGTAGAGCCGCGTGATGACCATGATGAGGGTCATGGCGTTGGCGTTGCGGATCTGAAGGCCCTTGGCCGTCTCGTTCGACGAGCCCTTCTCGCCGGAGAGCACCTCGGTGTCGGCCGTGATCTCGGCGTTCTCCTCCAGCTTCTGCACGACGCGCATCAGACCCTCTGACGGCGGCCCGAAGTTGAGCGGCAGGATGGCCTTGCCAAGAAGCTCCGGCTCTACCTCCACCTCAACGAACTTGCCCGGCACCCAGGGCATGTCGCCCTTCTTGTTTCGAATCCCCTTGGGCATGAAGCCGCCCTTGAGGTTCTCGAAGCGTGCCCCCGTCAGATATTCGCCCGCCAGGGCGTTGGCCAGCTCGTTCGAGGACTCCAGGAGATACCCGAGACCGAGGCCGTAGATGCCCTCGGGATTGGGGATGAGCCGATAATGCACGAAGTCATAGACCGTCTGGAGCTTCACCGGCAGCGGAGCCGGCGTCTGGACCGGGACAGGTGTCCCAGTCGCCGCCTGGCGCGCCTCGTTGGCCTTGGCGATCTGATAGGCCGCGTTCTGGGCATCAAAGCGGGCCTGGTCGTCCGGGTCCGGTTCCTCGCGAATGATGAGCGCCACCGGCTTCTTGGTGATGCGATCGAAGGTCAGGATGCAGGGCTTCGTCTTGCCCGCGGCATCGACGCCGGAGTCCTTCGGGAACTTGAGCATGCAATAGTGCTCAAGGTACTCACGCTCACCGTCGCGCTCGGCGTTCTCGTCGGGCTCCACGCCCTCGACCTCGATGACTACCTCCTGGACCTCGCTCTGCTCCTCGTCGGGCGACCTGGGCGCAGCGGCGGCGGATGTCGAGCCATTCTCTCCGTCCTCGTCGGGCGGATAGACACCCTCCGGTTCGGTGACATTCGCCCAGGTTCCCTTCTCCTCGTAGGCCTCCGCCATCCAGCGGGGCAGCCGGAGCACGAAGGTGATCCAGCCCGACCGAAGCAAGTCCTTCATGAGCGGGTGATCGTCACGCCGCTTGTACGGCATGATGAAGTCGTCCACCGAGACGTAGTCGAAGCGGTGCTGCTCCTCGATGGGATCGAAACGATAGCGTCGGATGGTCGAGCCGCTCTGGAGCCAGGCCATGCAGTTGACCTGGTGACCAGTGGCCCATTCGGGCATCTCGTGGCGAAGCTGCCAGTTGAGATGGCGCTCGCGCTCCTGGGCGGCCTGGTCGTCCCCTGGGCTGAGCGGCGAGGCATGGATGATGTCGCCCTTGGCCGGGATGACCTGGTCCACGATCCGCGCCCAGACCTGGGTAATGGCCTTGGCGATGATCATGATGCTGGGCGCCTTGGCCCCATCTGCGGGCGGTCCCATGCTGTCGATGTTGCCCGTGAACAGCTTGATTTGGTTGGCCCGGCGCTCCATGAACTTCGAGCGGTTCTTGATGGCGCTCTTGGTGCGTTTGTCGGCCAGCTTGCACTGCTTGTCCAGCCACTCGGGAGCCTTGTCCAGGAGGGTTGGCAGCAGGTTTGCGCCCGGCCCGGACGGAGCGGGCCTCACTTCTGGCGTCTTCTCGGCGGCCTCCTCTTCGGGGTTGTCCTGGGGTGGGACATCTGTCCCAGTCTCGTCAGTTGGATCCACCGTAGCCTCCGGGCGGGACGCCTAGTTGTCCACCACCGTACCGTCTTCTCCGCCGCTCCGCCAGGTTGATGACCTTGGGCTCGTCATCGTCGACGTCGTCATAGGGGTCCTCCTCCTTGGGCTTGAGAGGCCGCGAGAGGCAGGCATATGACGTGTCGTCCCATGTGTGATCTTCGGCATTGGTGTCGGGGACGTTGGGGTCATTAGGGTCGGGCGGCAGCACCGGCAGCGTGCGAATGGGGGCTTTGCAGCGCTCCATCCAGCGAATCAAGGGCCGCTCGGGCTCCTCTTCGGTGGCGCCGGGGATGCGCGCCTCCAGACGGCCGATGATCTCCGAGGAGGCCATGAAGCGGTCCTTCCGGGACCTGAACCATTTCACGCCCTTGTTGGCAAACGCCTTGGCAATGGTCGGGCCGCCCGTCGGAGAGCGATTGAAGCAGTCCTCGTCGAGGGGTCCCGAGATGGTAGAGCACTCCTCGTCGTCGTCCCACAGGCCGTAGTGCTGCTCGATTTCCCGCACGTCCTTGGCAATCTTCTCGGCCGTCTTGCCCTTCGTATAGAGGTTGTGGAAGGCCGTGAAGCCGCCGTCGCGGTCGACGTACCACCACGTGATTGACGTGTAGGCCAAGAGGCCGAAGTCTCCCGACCGGAAGATGAAGACATTCCGTGGGACGGCATGACTCGGGATGACATGCACGCTCGTGTCCCAGACCTGGGCCAAGAGAGCGCCGGCCGTGATGTACCAGTTCCCCTCCAGGATGGCCTCGCGCACCTCGGGGCGCTTGGTCATGAGGGCGGCCTCATAGCGACCGCTGCCATAGAGTGCGGGGTTGTCGCGCAGCTTGGCGGGGATGAATATCTGGTCGTAGTTGATGACCTTGCCCGTAGATGTCTGCACCTCGGTGCGATAGACCGTCTCGGGCTCGCGGCCCTCGATGAACATGTCCCGCACCCAGACGATGCCCACGCCGTCCGGGTTCGACGCCGCCACGAGTTGGAGCATGGGCTCCAGGACGGGATCTGTCGTGCGCAGACGGGTGTCCATGTACTCGTACTGCGTCTCCGTGAACTCGGTCAGCTCATCGAAGAAGATGTACGTGTAGGCGTTCGACTTGTACTTGAACTTGGAGCGCTCGTGCTCCATGTGCCCGAACTCGAACTTGGCGTTGCCGCAGCTCGGGAAAGTCCAGGTGTGGTTGTTGATGTTGAAGACGGCATCAGGGTCGATGTCGAGGAAGACCTGATGGGACAGGTCAATGGCCTGCTTGAGGTCGGTCGTGTTGCGGCGCAGATAGAGCCCCCACGCCTTCGACTGCTTGATCTTGCCGGTCCTGAAGCGCTCCCGCTCTATGGCGAGCTGCTGACAGAACTTGGCGATGCCACAGACGGTCTTCCCACCTCCACCGGCGCCGCCATAGAACAGCTTGCGCTCGGTGCGCTCGAAGAACTTGACCTGCTGCCCCGGGAACGGCCCCGTAAACCGATCCAGCGTCTCGGTCGCCCCCGGAGCCATCAGGCACCCGGCAGTAGGGTCAGATACGCCGTCCAGTCCATTGTGTGCGACCCGTCGTCCTTCACGACCAGACTAAGCGTCGAGCCAGAGGACTGGAAAGTAGCGTCGGCGGCAATGAAGTCCTCCTCCATGACCACCTGGAGGCCGCCTCCGATGACGGAGATGCTCCCGCTGCTATTCCGAAAGCCACCCTGGACGTGATACCAGCACCCGCCGGCCGAACAGACGCCCAGGATGGTGGCGTTGGCGAACCAGGCCTGCCCGGTGTCGATGGAGTCGCTCCAGATCGGGACATATGTCCCGGTCGCCTTCGTGGTGACCCGGTATCGCCCCTGAATCTGGAGGCCTTCCAGGGTCAGGAGGTTGTTGACGACGTCGAAGACATGCCGCTCGTCGCTCTTGCCCCTCACGAGAGGGGTGACATTCACGGAGCGCTTCACTTGTGCTCCGGCTGAACGATGACTACCCGCTCCTGGGGCCCCGCTGGCTTGGGGGCGGGGATATTGATCATATTCAGGTTGAACGTGTTGCCCGCCTGCCCCTTGTTGTCCTTGCGGACGCGGGCCAGGACGCGCTCGTGGGCGGCCTGGATGGCGAATGGAACGTCCTTTTTGCTCATGCGGCCGTAAAGGGCGCGGCGCAGGGCCTTCTTGTCCCTGAAGCCCAGTGACCGCACGTCATCATCGGTGCCGTTGGCCAACGTGGAGGCCACGACGGTCCACTGGGCAGGCTCCAGGGTAGGATGGGGCAACTCGGCGAAGCGGGCGACGTCGTTGCAGATCTTCTCGTCGTTCGTCGTCATCATGTCGATGCGACGACGCAGCCCCTTCTCCCGCTCGTCGGCGGCCAATTCCGACGGCTTGACCGGGACGAGTGTCCCGGTCTCAGGCCTTGGCGTCTGGGAGTCCTCCATCGAACTGCAATTGTGCCCTATTGAGCATCTCTTTCAAAGACATCCTGGCGATCTCCTGCCCCTGCACCCCGGCCTTGGCAGACTGGCGCAGGAACTGTGAGGAGCGCACCTGTACGAACCGCGCATACATGACGATGTCTTGCTCCTCGGGCCCGAGGACCGGCAACTCGACGTCCTGGGGCTTCTTGCCAGCTTCCCTGGCATCGTCAAGCAGCTTGGTGACCTTGGCCATCGTCTCCTTGTTGACCTCGATCTGAACCATGAGGCCAGGCTCGAAGACGAACTCTTCGGTCTGCTTGGCCAGCATACGCAGGGCCTCTTCCTGGCCGTAGCGGCTGAGGTTTTTGCTCATGGCGTGAGCTTTCTGCCGAAGCGGCCGAACTTGAAGACCCCGATGTTCCAGAGTCCATCGCCGCGACCATCCACGCGCCGGCAGTAGACATTCCCCTGCTCAGGGAAGATCTCGGAGTCGACCAGCCACTCGGCCCCCGACTGGGAATCGACCCAGACATCGCCCCTGTGGGGCACCCATTCATCCGTCGGCTGAAACGACAGGTCTCTCTTCATTTGGCTCGGTCCTTTCGTTGGCTACGGTATCACGCGGCGGCGCTTCTTCTTGCGAGCGTACTGCGGGAGCGCCTTGATGCTCGGCGTCTCCCGAACGAACTCCTCGGCCTTTCCCGGGGCGAGTTTGCCTTGTTCCTGGAGGTGAAACAGCATCCCCATTTGGGCCTTCGACTTCAGCGGCATGCGGCCATGCTACGCCCGACCGGGACAGATGTCCCGCTCATCCACTACCCTCCCTCTGAGGTAGGGCGCCTCTCGCGCCCCGGCAGCATCTTCCGCTCCGCTGGCGTTAACGGCCGGCTATCAAGCTCCTGCCAGTTAGGGTGTCGCCCGCACGCGTGCTTCTCGCCGGGGCCGTTAAACCAGAAGGCAGAATAAACCGCGTGCGTGGCGTTTCGCCGGCATCCTGACCACTCGCACTGGAGTTGCTTCACCGCGATCCTCCCTCTGAGGTAGGGCGGCGGGCGCGGTCACGGTGCTCGAAGCCATGGCGCGGGCACCACAACATCGCATCCGTCACGCGCGCGCGGCGACCGTGGGCCACGTCGAGTCGTGCGGCCATGTCGTACGACGTAAGGACCGTGTTGTTGCAGGGGTCGCACCACGACGAACGAAGCTTGCGAAGGCTGATGTAGACGCGGGGCCGCCGTTCGTGCGGCTGGTGAATGCTCACGGTCAGTACGATGCGCGGCGTCCGCGACCGCCGCTCGATGACGATGTCGCCCGGTCGCAGCGCATTCCACTCCTCGCGGCTCACCTCCGCCCCTCCGATGTAGTGCGGCCCGTGCCGTCGCCAGTGCTCGCGAGAAGCTCAAGCAGCCGCGTCGTCCCGTCCTCGGCCGACATCGAGCGCCAGCGCCGCTCCTCGATGATGGCGACCATTTCATCAACCGCGAGGCCGTGGCGGCTGGCTAGCGTCTCCAGGTCTTGTCCGTGATTGCGGCGCGCCTGGTTCTCGTGCGGCGCGAGCACCGACCAGGGAACCGACGTCGGCGCGCCGGGCGGCGGATGAAGCACGGGGAACATGCGCTCGGGCGGCACCCGCTGCTCTCCGGTGGGAGGTTCGCTCGGCGTTCCCGCCCCTCTTGTCTCGGTGGCGCACAGGGCCTCAAGTTCGCGAATTCGGCGATTGAGCGCGGCGACCTCGCGGCGCAATGACCGCTCGACTTCGAGTCTCGGCGTGTTCTGACAGAACGGACAACGCTGACGCGGCATCATGGCTACGTCCCCTCCTTAGGCGTCCCCGCTGCTTCCTCCATGGCGGTGAGCATCCCGTCGATCATGCGGTCTTCCGCCGCGCTCCCCGCCGCGCTCCACGCCGCGCTCTCCGCCGCGCGCCGCGCCGCGCTCCCCGCCGCGCTCCACGCCGCGCTCTCCGCCGCGCTCTCCGCCGCGCTCCACGCCGCGCTCCACGCCGCGCGCCGCGCCGCGCTCCACGCCGCGCGCCGCGCGGCGCCGATCTTCCCAGCATCCCCGCTCTCCAGTGCCTCGACGGTCTGCTCACACGCCGCCCGACATCCCCACTCGTCCACCGTAATGTGCAACATTGCCTCGCACACGATGAGCACCCGGATTCGCGTCGACAGCGCCATTATCTTTTCAGCGGGCAGTGCGACCACGCCTCGAATCACGGCGGCGTAGCGGCGGACGTGCCCCGGCCACTTCTCGGGCGTCCCCGAGTCATCGATCCAAACCGTCAGCGACGCTAACCACGGGGGCATCAGTGCAGCCGGGCAGGCAGTCGCTGACTCTTCCTTGCCACACGGGGGGTAGAGAGCGGCGAGCAGGCACGCCGTCTCCCGCCCGTCGTCGTCCTTGCCGGCCCACCTGTTACGGATGAGCCGCCCCTCAGAGATGAACGTTTGCAGGCGGTCGAATTGAAGCGTCTCGGTCATGGAGTCTCCATAGTGTTAGGCGTACCGCTAGGCCCGCTCTCTGGGGTGGTGCCGCGGGTGGAACCGAGCAGGCGAATGCCAGCCGCGACGCTCATCGCCTCGACTTCGCGGTGTTCCCAATACGTGAGCGAGTTGCTTCTAGGCCCGATTTGCGCTGCGGTGCGCGCATGGTCGTCGGCAACCCGCGCCGCCTCCTCCAGCGCCGCCTCCCTCTCCTCCTCTCTGATACGGGAGAACTCGGCGGCGAGGCGGTCAATCCACATGTCGGGCCATGACTTCTGGTTAGCGAGCACGAACTCCCGAGCCGCTTCTACGTCTCGTGTGGTGGGGGTGGCGGTCATGATCGAGACTCCACGCCGCAGGCGCCTTGCTCGATAGCCTCCATGATGGCACCGTCGAACATGCGGTGAATCCGCGTCGTGCCATCCTCTTCTTCGCGATTCAGTTCGCGAACGAGGTCTGCTGCAAAGACCGCGGCATCGGAGACCTTCAGGGAATCGTTGAGTCCCTCGTCGGCCAACGGCTTCTGCGCGATCAACGGCAACGCAGAAATGGCGACGCGAATTACAATGTCGCCGCCATCGATCAACGCCCGCGCCGCTTCTGCGTCTCGTGTGGTGCTCATCGCTCCGTCTCCTCTCCCTTGGTTGGCTCCCCGCTCCCTGTGCTCATGGGAGCCCCCATGTCTTATGCGCCTGCGTCGAGAGCGCCCAGCGTCCATCGTTGTTGTCCCAGGCGTGTAGCAAGGCGATCACCTCGGCGAGATTTGTTGTTCCGTCTGGCATTGTGAGCGGCTGCAAGCAGCGATGAAGGAAGCTGGTGCCGATGTCGTACTTCCAGAGGTCGTCCCAGGTCTGACCTGGGCGCACTACGACCTTGAGCGTGTGTCCGGTGCGGCGGGCGAAGTCGACCGTCTTGGGGCTAACCGTGATCCAGTCAGCGGTCAGACCCGGCACAGCTCGCGCGCCGCTCGTCTCCAGGTGAATCTCGAAGTGCGCGCGGCGAAGTCCGTCTATTAGCGGGATGAGGTCGTGGTCTGTCGGTTCGCCGCCCGTGATGCAGACGATGCCGCGCGGCGAGTGCTGGCGGACGCGAAGAAGGATGTCATCGACGGTCAGCGTTTCTTTCGTCTTCCATGGCGCCTCATCGCATTCAGCGCGGATCGAGCAGTTGAGTACTGAGCAGCCAGCGAGGCGGATGAACGTCGTCACCTCGCCATGGCGGTGGCCTTCGCCCTGAATGGAGCGGAAGATCGAAGTGACGGGGTACTTCGGCTCGATGCCGTATGGCGGGTATTCGTTCGGATCGCGACCCATTAGGCGGCCCTCCTTGCTTCGCCCTGCGTCCGCTCGAAAAACGCGCGGAGCTGGCGATACTGTTCGTTGTGAAACCAGCCAGTGCCGTCAACTGAGACGGCCCCAGCTTCGTAAGCGAGGTCGAGCCGGTCGGGTCCGGAGACGCGCAGGATGTGCGTGCGCCCCGGGAACTTCGCGGACCATGGCTGGATCGCCGCAAGCTTCCATGGCGTCGTCCCGCCGATGCAGACCATGCACTCCGAGTCGGGCACATCCTCGAACGTCATGAAGTCCTGCGCCGCGAACGCCGGGCGGAAGCCGTACTCGCGAACGACCGGGGCGTAGCGCCACCATCGCTCGATGGTCTGCTCGCGCTGCCCAACGACGTCTGGCACGACAACCCACAGCGGCCCCTGCTTCTTCGAAGCGGCCCAATCGAGGTGCTTGCGCCACGGCGCCTCCTGCCACTCTCGGCCATTCACGTAGGCCGGCCACGCTCCGTTATCGAGAGCATACGGCGCATCCGGGAACGGGCCGCGCGTCGCCCCAGGCGCGAACAAGTGGCCGAAGCGACCGGGGTAGCGCCCGGCCAGCACGCCGAATTTGAAGCCGGATTGATTGGCGCACATCACCATCACTCGCGCGGCTCCCCGCACCCCACCTAACGCCAGTA